AAGTTTTATTTGGTACTGAGAATCAAGTTGAATGGGAATGTTCAATTTCTTTACCTGCACTTGATAACCAAAAAGTTTGGGCTGGTATGAAATTAACTAATGATCAATTAGTAGCAACTGATGCTAACCAGGTATTTTTTAAATATCAAACAGATGCAACAAATAGTGAAGCTTTCACTGATTTTGCTAAATGGCATTTTGTTCACAGTATTGGTGGAACTGATTACATTAGTAGATTACCAATTGACGTAGCAGCAGACACACAATATCATTTTAAAATTAAAATCGATAGTGATAGAAAAGCTACTATTTTTGTAAATGGTATACAATACAATGTTACAGGAACTTCAGGTTCTACAGGAGGTACAGCAGTAACAGCAGTACAACCTGGAAAAACAGCAACTAAAACTGCAGCATTAACTAATGATGTGGATTTAATTCCATACATTGGTATTGAAGCAGGTGCGGCAGCAGCTGAAGCAGTAAACGTACACTACCAATCAATTAGTAGACACGTTTTTGAATAATAAATAACTTTATGATGGGGCTTCGGCCCCATCTAATAATCTTGATTAAGGAGGGATTATGGCAGACACAGTAACAGGACCAACTATCATGCAAGAAAACGATGTTAGAGTGGTTATCAAAATAGTAAATCAATCAGACGGAACAGGTGGAACAACAGTATTTGGTGATGTTTCAGCCATGGCTAACAATGCAAATGGCGCATCTTGTCTACACTTAGTTTTACAAAGAGTATGGTATTCAGCTCAAGGTGGAGATGGTGGTGACTCTTATGCACGTTTAGATGAAGAAGATGATGATGGTGATATACCTATCATTGGTTTAACAGGATCTGGTTATTGGGACTTTAGAGAATTTGGTGGATTAAAAACTGACAAATCAAACAATACTAATCAAAGTGATGTTAACTTTGTTGTTCCAAGCACAGCAGATGCTGCAAACATGTATACGGTAATAGCAGAATTTAAGAAACTATATTAGGAAGGTAGCAGATGGCTAATACTACTTCCGGAACAGTAACGTTCGACAAAACATTTTCTGTTGATGAAATTATTGAAGAAGCTTACGAGCGACTTGGAATACAAGTTAGTTCTGGTTATCAATTAAAAACAGCAAGAAGATCTCTTAACATTCTTTTTCAAGAATGGGGTAATAGAGGTATTCATTATTGGGAAGTTGGTGAAGCTAATATAGATGTAATTGAAGGTCAAGCTGAATATACTTTTTATAGAGCAACAGGTGATGGCACAAGTTCTGTAACAAACCCTGCTAATACTTATGGTGTTGCAGATGTTCTTGAAGCAACTTTAAGATCTAATAGAACTCAAACTACACAAACAGACTCTTCTTTAACAAAAATTTCTAGAGCAACTTATTCTGCATTATCAAGTAAATTATCTAAAGGAACACCAGCACAATTTTTTGTGCAAAGATTTATAGATAAAACTACAATAACAGTTTATCCAACAGCAGATTCTTCTAATGCATCTAAAGATATACATTTTTATTATTTAAAAAGAATACAAGATGTAGATTCTACATATACTGATGCAACAGATCTCCCATACAGATTCGTACCTTGTATGGTTTCAGGATTAGCTTTTTATTTAAGTCAAAAAGTAAATCCGCAGTTAACACAAACAATGAAGTTATATTACGAAGATGAATTAGCAAGAGCATTATCAGAAGATGGTTCTGCTGCTAGTACATACATAACTCCAAAAAATTATTATCCAAACATATAAGGAGAAACAATGGCTATTATAACAAAAATTAAAAGATTAAAAGAAGGAGCAGATAAAATTTTTAAAAATGTTTACAAAGGTGAAAAAGGTAGTCCTTTTAAAAATGTAGATGATTTAGGAAGTCCACCCTATTTTAGAGAGAAAAATATTAAACCTGGTTCTGAAAAGAAAAAATTAAAAGATGTAGGTCCTAAGATACATAAAGAATTTAAGAAAAAAGATAAAGAAAAACCATTAAGAGATTTACAAATGGGTGGAACAAAATATTTACGAGGTGGTGGAATTGCACAACGTGGATTAGGTAGAGCATTTATGAAAGGTGGAAAAGTTAAATAATGGCAATAGGAAAATACGCAAAAGCAATATCAGATAGGTCAGGATTTGAATTTCCGTATAACGAAATGGTTAGGGAATGGAATGGCTCGCTTGTGCACAAATCAGAATTTGAACCTAAACATCCACAATTAGAATTAGGTACACATGCTGCAGACCAAGAGGGTCTAATGAATGCAAGACCTGATAGAGTAGAAAACTCTGTTGCAACAATATTAAAACCAAATCCTTTTGAAACTATTGCAGCTTCATCAGGAATTATAAATGTATCAGAACAATCGCATGGTCGATCAACAGGAGATACTATAAGATTTAGAGGATCACCATCTACTGCTGGTACTTTTGCAAACCCTGCAAATTTTGATGGTATAACAGGATCAAATGTTGCCAAGTCTGCTGGGTATTCTATTACAGTTGGTAAAAGAGATTCAAGCGGTAATATTACTAATACAACAGATTTCTACCACTTTACTGTAGACACAGATACTGCTACAAGTGGAAGTGAATCAGGAGGAGGAGAGAATTGCTCGGCAGGTCCGGCAACTCTAACAGCATAATGGCAGGATTAAGTGCATCAGGACTAATAACACAAATAAGAAGCTACACAGAAGTAGATAGCACTGTATTGTCAGATTCAGTTGTAGAAAATATTATTTTAAATGCACAATATAGAATTTTTAGAGATATACCAATTGATGCAGATAGAAAAACATCTACAGGTAATTTTACAGCTGGAACAGGGACTGTAACTGTCCCAGCAGGAGCCGTGTTTATTAGAGCAGTGCAAGTTTATACTGCAACTGGATCTACTTACACTGGTGCTAATACATATTTAGAAAAAAAAGATTTAACATTTTTAGAAGAATATATTTCAGCAACTACATCTACTGGCACACCAAAATATTATGCTATGTTAGATACAGGAGCAACTGGAGAAAGTTCATCAAACTCTGGATCTATAATTGTATCACCAACACCAAGCGATACGTTTGCTTATAAAATTCATTACAATGCAGCGCCAGCATTATTAGAAAATAATGATACTAATTATATTAGTATGAATTTTCCCAATGGTCTGTTATATTGTTGTTTAGCAGAAGCTTATTCTTTTTTAAAAGGACCAACGGATATGTTGCAACTTTACGAAGGAAAATATAAAGAAGCAGTGCAGACATTTGCTGCAGAACAAATTGGAAGACGAAGAAGGGATGATTACACGGATGGTGCTTTAAGAATACCAATTCAATCACCACCACAATAGGAATTAAATTATGGCATCAACATACACAGATCTCGGTATAGAAAAAATGGCAACTGGCGAAAACGCCGGTACATGGGGAACAAAAACTAATACTAACTTAGAAATTATAGAAAAATCAATTGCCGGTTATGTAGAACAAGCAGTAACTAGTGGTGGAACAACAGCATTAAGTATTACAGATGGAGATGCAACAGAGTCTACATCGGTTGCAAGACACGCTGTTATAAAATTAACAGGTACAATAACAGGTAATTCTATTGTAACTGTGCCAGATTCAATAGAAAAAGTTTACATTGTAACTAACGGCACATCAGGTGCATACACTGTTCAATTTAAAACAGCATCAGGAACAGGTATTACTTTTGGAGTATCAGAAAAAACTACAAGATTAGTTTACTCAGATGGAACAAATCTTGTTGATGCAGGTTTTGGTGGAGCAACTGATATGGAAGGAAGAGAGTTAGTTTTAGATGCTGATGGTGATACAACCATTACAGCAGATACAGATGATCAAATAGATATTAAGATTGCTGGTGCAGATGATTTTCAATTTACGGCAAATACTTTTACAGCGCAGTCAGGTAGTACGATTGCTGCACAAGCATTAACTGCTACAACAGTTACAGCTAGTGGTATTGTAAAAACAGATGACACTACTGAAGCAACTTCTACAACAGATGGATCACTACAAACTGATGGTGGCTTATCTGTAGCAAAAGATGCAGTGCTTGGTGATGACCTTAAATTATTAAGTGACTCTGCTGTATTAAGTTTTGGTGCAGATTCAGATACAACTTTAACACATACTGATGGAACAGGTTTAACTTTAA